GCTGGATAGCCGCCAACGTATTCACGAACGACAGCAACCCGCCGCCCATGTTGAACGCCATGTTGACCAGCACGCGCTGACGAACTGGATCAAGCGTCGACCACCACGGCAGGTTTCGATCGAGCCATGCCGTCGTTCGACCGATGTCGTTCTCAAGTAGCGCGTCGCATTCGTCCTGCGAGATTCCGACATCGGTCAAATTGCGGCCAACGCCTATCGTGGTCTTACCTACAGTGTCGAGGTACGGCTTGAGTCTCACGCCCTCATCGCGGCAAAGCTCCGCGACAAGCGTCGGCATATCGAAATTGCTCATGTGTTCACCTTAGCTCGGAAGTAATACCAAACGGCCGTAGCAAGCCCGACAATGAGCGCCCATAGCCCTTTCTGCGCGAGGTCGACGCGGAGTTCTTCATAGAACCTAGCTTTTGCCTCATGCCGCGCGATCATTGCTTCATGTGCTCTGCGGTGCCCGTCCCAATCGCCGTTGGGGAATGCGTTGTGTAAGTCGTCCACTCTGCGTATCACCTCATCAACTTTGCGATCCGTCACAAGTTGTTGTGTGACGTTCTCGGAGTGCCGCTGGTCCATGTCGGCGGAAAGGGCGTTAATCGCCGCTGCAATGTCTTCGTGTATCGGCATTCGAAGCCCCGTAAAAAAGCCGCTCTATCGGCGGCTGTCGGTTATGCTGGCGGCAAAGGAGTGTTACCTTGCGCTATCCATTCTTGATATGTTTGCCACATTCTCGACCAAACGTTGAGGTAGCTTATCGATCCGTCATCCGCATAAAGGATGACTGTGGTCTGGTCGACGTTGCCGCTGCTGGCGTCCATCTGGTCCGTCACGTTTTGGTAATTCATGGACCTTCCTTATAAACGTGCATCTGCAATAAGTAGGTTGCCGGTGTTTGACCTAAGAACGCCGCCCTGTCCTGCTGTTGCGCCGGCTACCGTGCAGTTCAAAAATAGCTGCACGTTGGATGATGCAGACGTTGCTAATGCAAGAGCCGTAACGCTCAATGATGACGAACCCCCCACAATGAGGGAAGTTGCCGAACCGCTGAGGAATGTGATGACAGGCTGAATGCGCATCGTGTTAATGAGCGGTATAAGAGCAACAAAGTTAGTAGTTGTCGTGTATACGCCAGAACCTAATACCTGCAACGAGAAGACAGAAGTATTCGACAGAACCTGAACATATCGATTGACGCGAGCAAGTTCGGCGTCATAGCCTCTCCATTCATAGGGAGTTGGAAGGCCGGCTGCTGGAGCGTTTGCTGGACTATCTTCAAGCTGCCATTGCGTCGTATTGAGGTTGAACGTGGCACTCACTGGCAACAAGAACTGAACCGCCAAGAAATCGCCAGATGTGCCAATCGTCTTTCCGCTGATCGATGGAATCGCGAGAGACAGAGAGAATCGCGTCGGAGTTGTGGTAACGACCCATCCGGCAGTTGTATTGGTGGTAACTGTGCCACTTCCGCCTGCCCCGAATAACTGCACCGTTGCAACGGTCGGGATCGTGATGGTCCCGGAATCGACCCAGAGCCAGCAGGAAAACGTAGCCGTGCGTCCGTCGAGAGTGCGAACGCCCTCAATGTGTTGAGAGATAAACGGGTTTGTGACGGCGTTGGAAGTTTGGGCGAACTTCATGAAGCCAATAACCGGAGTCGTCATCCCTGACGGTTCGGCGCCTGGATTAAACGAATTCTGTGTGATCGTGCAAGCGCCAGACCCGCCACCAGCGCCGCATATCCACATGTCTGCGGTGTACTGAAACAGACCGGCACCGATAGAAAAACTCGTCCCGCTGCGCCAATAATCGAAATTACCATCAGTGAGTAAATTCCGATGGCTTGTTCGGCTCTGATAATACGGAATGCCCTGCGCGAGTTGCCCCGATTGCACGCGGAAATTCGTGCCGTCGTAGTACAACTGATATGGAGTTCCGACAGCCAGTGCGCCGGACCACAGACCAAGGCCGTTTGATTGTGTAATTGTCTTGGCGCCGACCGCAGAAATGTTGATCGTCGGATTCGTTACCGTGTTTGTCGACGTAGGCGTGTAGATGAACGTCTGACCGGTGGTATACGCAGTAATCGAAGGAGCCGAAGCCGCGACGATCGCATCGCCGGTCCCGCTTATTGAACCGAGGACCGTCGCGCCGTTGTTCTGGATTTGGCTTAAATTGGCAGCATCAGTCAGCGCCGTACCGTTGCCAAGGGTAGTGATCCTGAAGCCACCAAGCGGAATATTTGCGGTCGGCGTCTGCTGGCCGTCCTTGGTCAAACAATTCGTGAGGCCATTGTTTGCGATGTCAGACATGGTGTTGTTCTGAACTGTCGAGGAAATCGTAGTCCCTGTCACAACAGGGTTTCCGCTTGCCAGAGAAAAAATGCCGCTTCCGTTAAATGGCACGATAGCCCTCTATCTGAAATTGCGTTAAAATGTCAGGATCGCTAAGGAGATCGAGACATGGAATTCAAAGCCCAAGAGCATCCTGACTATTGGCTCTATGCTTCAATGAAAAAACGGTGTTACTGCAAGACCAACGCCGCTTACCACTCGTACGGCGGACGAGGCATCACGGTCTGTGATCGATGGCTTATGCCGCGCGGGATCGGGTTCAGAAACTTCGTCTCTGATATGGGTCCGAGACCTGACGGAATGACACTTGAAAGGAAAGACAACAACCTCGCATACGGGCCTGGCAACTGCATTTGGGCGACGATGAAAGATCAAGGCAACAATCGCCGAACCAATATCCGAATCACTTTCAACGGCGTAACCAAAACCGCGACGCAATGGGCGCATGGTTTGGGACTTCGCGGAGGCGATGTCATCATGAAGCGCATTGCTAACGGAATTCCTTTAGAGGAGGCGCTTACCGTCATGCGCCTTCCGCGAGACCATAACCATATGAAATTGGCGATAGAAGCTGCTGCAAAAATGCGTCGCGCCAGAACGCATTGCAAGAGGGGCCACGAATACACCGAAGAAAACACCTATTTCGTGAAAACCGGTCGCGGCTGCCTGACCTGTCGCAGTATGATGGCGGCCGAACGCTACCTTCAAAAGAAAGCTGCCTAACAAAAAAAGGCCGCACTTGGCGGCCCTTAAGGGAGAAATATGAATATCCAACTAGGATTTATCGCGTTCGGCGGAATCTTGTCCGTCGTTATCTATCACGGCCTATCCGGCGCCGTCATATCATTTCGCCGGTGGCGTGAACTTCGAAAGGGCATCAGCAAGGAGACGCGGATCAACCGGTACTGACGGGCTTTGCGCATTGCTAAGCGATGCCGCAAGCGCTTTGTTCACAAATGTCCGGTTCTGCATGTTGTCGATGAGTCCGCCGACATACGGAATTTTCTTCACGCCAGCGCCGACAATAGAAGCGAGAGCAGATGCCGTATTCGATGTATTGACCGGCGCCGACGATGGGAATGCGTTCATGTACGAACCCACCCGGCCGATCGTGTTGAGTTGGTTGATTTCGTCCGGCGAGTAGAACGCGGCGAGCTTTTGCGGGCCGAATGCCTGCATCTGCTGTGCGAACCCGGCAGGCTTGAACGGCGCATCACCTGCTACGTTCTGTCCGAATCCCTTGAGAGCAAGCTGAGCGCCGATCTGGTTACGGGCTTCCTGGAAAGCAGAGGGGGCCTGTTGTTGCAACAATGCAGCAAGAGGCGCGACCTGGTCCGTCTTTCCGCCGATGATGTACTTTCGAACGAAGTCGTCAGGATTGATGCTGTTGTTCGCGCTCGCTTCTAGAGCCGGAATCTGCTCATGTAGTGCGAACCGTTGCGCCGCCAACTGACGAGCTTGAGCATAGACGCCGCCTTGATCATCAGCCGAGAGAATGGCATTCTTCACGCTCCCGCGGAGTTGTGCCAATGCAGCATTTGTAGCTGGATCATTGCTTGAATTCGCGTTGATGACCTTCAGCAAGTTCTCGGCGTTCTCGATCGAGAATGTCTTCTGCTGAGTCCCGCCCATCAACCCAAGCTGATTGAAGTTGTTGCGAACGCCGCTCGGAACCTTGTCCCCGAAATCGTTCAAGACTTGCGCGTAATCCTGAGCTAGACCGGTAAGCGGAACGTCCAGGTTCTTGCCGCTAGATGCCTTCGCTGCTTGGTATGCACCGCTTACTTGGCTCGATAGATCGTTGTCGATGGATTGGAGCGAATTCTTGATCGCAGAGCCTGCTTGATACGTATCTGAAGGATTACCCGCCAGACCATGGAGCGCCGTCTGAAGCTGAGTGTTTTGCTGATTAAGCCGAGTCGCAATCGGGCTACCGACGCCAGAAACGCCGCGCATGTTCAATTCTTGCGCGAACTGGTTCGGATCGCGCGTGATCTGGCCTAGTAGCGGCTGCATCCCGAGGTTTCGGAAGTCCTGCGCGCGCATTGCCGCAGCGGCGTCAACGCTCGGATTTTGTTCGATGACTTGCGCGACCTGCTGCTTAAGCGGTTGGAATGTATTCGGAGCGCCACGAACCGGAGACGGTGTAGGAGGAGACGGAGGGCCGACCATCGCCGGGTTCTGAACGGGAACCGGCTGAGACTGAGGCTGAACAGGCTGATAAGTCTGTTGTGCTTGCGGGCCAAGTTCTTGAATCGCCTGATCAACGCCTGCATCTGCACGAGCAGCGGCAGCGGCAGGCGTCAATTTCGGCGCGGGAGTGAGCGCATTCGAGAGAGCGCGTGCTCCGGACGTTGCAGCAGAACCGGCAAGCACGCCACCAGTTCCACCGAGAACTCCGCCTGCAATCTGCCAGCCAGGTCCTAGGCCAAGTTCCTGCGCGCCGGTAGACCCCGCTCCAGAGCCGGCAGAACCAAGCATCTGCGCTCCCGGAGTGGCCTGAAGTGCCGTGCTCAGTGCTTGCGCAGTAGGCGATGCTGCGCCGGCCATCGCGCGACCAATACCAACTGTCGGACTGACGCCAGCCATCGCGCTCGTAGCATTCTGTACAATGCGCTCCGTCGCATTCTGAGGTTGCGGAAGTCCTGCTTTGTCTTCCAATGCCTGAATGGTTGCTGATACAGGCGCGAGATTCGTTCCGAAAACCTTATTGATGCCGGCGTTCGCTGCATCTCCTACCATAGCCGGAAGTGATGTAACGCCAGTAACACCAGCGCGCGCAGTCAATCCTAGTTGACGGCCGAACTGATCCCATGTCGACGGCGCCGCCGCGGCAGGTTTTGCAGGAGCGGGCGCCGCTTGCGCATCTGAAACGAACTGAGCCGAGAGAGACGGTGCAGCCGGCGCGGGACCTGCAGCCGGCGCGGGACCTGCATCCGCTGCGAACTGATCCGCGAGACTCGTCATTGCATCGCTCCCATCGCTTCGAGATTCTTGATCTTCTGAACGATATTCGGGTCTTGCTTGATCAACTTCTGCGCGAATGCTTGGCGCTGCGTCGGGTCTTGAATGTTCGCGTATTGGAAAATTCGAGGGTCGGCGTTCTGGTCGAACTTCATTTCCGCATTATTGTAGTCAGTCGGGTTTCGAGCGTTCGCCAGTGGCGTAAGAAGTCGCGTCTTCGCCTGTGTCATCTGCTGGGCTCCGATCAGGTTATCGGCCGCCTCATTGATAGCTGCCTGATTCATTTTGGAATTCGGATAGGCCGATTGCAGAATCGATCTAGCCGAATCCGTGCTCATCCCGTTCGCGCTGAGACGCGCCGTGATCTGATTCGAGTACTTGTCGAGCAGGTTATTTGCCGTAACCGCGTCGACTGCCCGATCACTCCCAGCGATTGATTTTGCGTTGGGCCCGGCCATCGAGAGCAAGCCATTGACGAAATTGAGTCGATCCGCCATCGGCCCGACAGCAGCTTTCGAAGCGAGGCCTTTGATATTTTGAAGGTATGAGATCGTCGACTGAGCCTGAACGTTTTGATTGCTCAGATCAGTCCACTTCTTCGACAACTCGTCCTGAAGATTGCCAGCACCTTTTTCCGCATTGACCTGCGCGCCCATCGGAGCACTCGCAGCAGGTCGACCAGATTGAGGCGCAGTCGCCGTGCCACTACCGAAGACTCCGCTTGGACCGTTCTCGTGCAGCGCGATCGCCGTCGACAATGCCTGACGCTGAAGCGGATTCGTTAGGTCAATCTTCTGGTTCGCCGGAATTCCGAGGCGTTGCGAAACGTCCTTGATATACGCCTGCGTGTCGTTCTCGTTCGGAGGAGCCCATTTCGAGATCACACCGGAAATCGTGTTGACGCCCTGCTTACCGTAGCTCGCGAGGTTACCATCGAGAGCAGCCAAGCCCGTTTGCATGTCCGGATATTGCGCAAGCTTGCCACCCGGCATCATCGCGCCAGGGTTGTTGTTGCGGACCGGAGCCGGCGCAGTCGGATTCGTGACCGCTGCCTCGTTCGAGTATTCCATCTGGTTCGTCGCCGGATTGAACACTTGAACCGGCTTGAATTGTGCGCCACCAGCCGCAGTTGCAGCGGCGTTGCCCTGCATGACTCCTTGAGCGCCTTGAATGGGCTGCACCTTGGCGACGTTGCCAGATGCGTCGAAAAGGGGTGTCGAGCCATCAGGGATCGCCGGATTGAATGCGACCGGCTGTTGAGTGAACGGATTGCGCATAATGCCGGTACCGGTAGTCGGCGCGATATAGCTATCTTTTTGGAACTGAGCTTGATTTGCCTTCGCCGAGTCGAAGCCGCCCTGCCGAGCCTGAAGCGTCGCTGCGGTCGGCGCATATCCTGCCGCGACCGACTTGAACAGTTCCTTTTGTCCTTCCGGTGACATATACATCATTGCTGCGGCATTCGTCGGAATACCATTAGGATTCAACGGGCCACCTGGGGAAAGCAATCCTCCGCTCTGCTGCGGGGCAGCAGTTTGTGCAGGCGCCGTTGATCCGCTGCTACCAAGCGCGCTGGCAAGCGCTTGCGGATTCGCGCTCGACGAGTCACTTGAGCCATCCGAAGCGCCGCCAGTGCCAGACGATGCAGGAGGTGAACCAGTAAGAGCAGCCCATTGATTCTGACCAAGCTGGTTATATCCCTGCGCGACGTTTTGCTGCATCTTCGCAGCCATCAGCGCCTGACCAAGTTGCGCAAGACCGCCGACTGCGCTGTATTTCGGAACGATCGAGTATTGGCCCGAACCGACAGCCTGCGTGTTCTGCGGCTGAAACGATTGCTGCATCAGAGCTTGCGCCAGCGCTTGCTGCTGCTGAAGCTGATATGCGCTCCCCTGAAACTGCGGGAGGATCGTCATTCCCGGCATTGCTGCGCTAGCCATAGATGTTCCCCTGATTCAAAGCCTGTGCAAGTGCTTGTCGACGCTGCTGATCGCGCGCGAGGTTTTGCTGAAGCGATTGCGTATTCGCCACGTTCTGTTGTGCCATTGCGTAGTTCATCAGCGCAGCGTTACTCGGCGTGAAATTGCTGCGGTTCGCCGCCTGTTGATTCTGCTGCGACTGCTGCTGGTTATTCTTGCTCTGCTGGCTCAACATCTGCTGGGCCATGTTCATGAAGGTTCCGTTATTCAGTAGACCGCCCATAGATGCGCCGCCGATTGACGAACCTCCTGCGGACGCGCCAGATAGGCCACCGCCAAGCGCGCCGCTGGCCGTGCCGCTCATTCCGCCACCTGGAAGCAAGCCGCTAAACAGACCGGTAGGCGATGACCCGAGAGCGCCGCCCATATCGCCGGCCATTGCGCCGCCAAGTCCAGAACCGCCTGCCGAGACAGTACCAGTCAAACCTGCATCGCCGAATGCCGCAGGACCGCTGAATAAGCCAGTCAAGCCGCCAGCACCGCCCGTGATCCCACCAGTCGCGGCCGCATCTGTTCCGAGACCAGTCCCTAAGGCAGTCCCGGCAGTCGTGCTGCCACCCAAGCCACCAGCGCCGAATAGACCAGATAAGCCGCCGCCTCCGAACAGGCCGCCGCCAGCGGCCGCACCGCCGGCGATACCTGCATCAGCGGCGCCCGCAGCGCCAACACCTGCGCCGGCTGCTGCACCCGCTCCGCTGCCTCCTGCTGCGCCCAAGGCGCCACCTAATGCGCCACCGGTGAATGCCGAGCCAATGCCAATCCCGATCGCATCGCCCGGCTTCGCATATGCCGTGTTCGCTAGGTTGTTGACGATGCCAATCTTGCGCAATGGATTCACCGCAGAATCCATTTTGTTAATTGGCTGCGCAATCGGCTGAAGCACCTGATTCGTCATTTTCGGAATCTGGTGCGACGTGAGGTTTACCCACTTATCGCCGATACCGCCGGGAATCCATGCAATAGGATCAGTCCATTTCTGGATTTTCCCGCCGATAGCGCCAATCGGGGAATCTTGGTTGCCAGCGCTGAGCGTATTTCCGAAGACGCCCATTTAGGCCGCCAATTGGTAGTTGACGCGATCGAAGCCATCGGCGCCACGACGTACCGCATGAGGCGCGACCTTGCGCACCTCGTCTGCCATGAACCCGAGATGCCGGACGTTCTTCGGCTCCCATATGTACCGGTAGGTGTATACGCCCAGTCCATTCGCCCACGTCCCAACGCGCTTGATGGAACGTTTCGCGCGACGGTCGGACATCATCATTCCCATGATGCCGGCCGAGCCGAGGCCGAATAGGCCGCTCATCATGTTGTTCGAACTCGACTGCCCTGCGTTGTAACCTGCAAGTTGAGACTGATACTGATTGTTGTAGAGACCGGAGATGTCCGCTGGCGCCGCGCTGCTCTGACCTGTGCCAGAATATCCTGGCATCAAGCTCGCGATGCTCCCGAGTTGCGAGTATGGAAGGTTCGCATTCGAGGAAAGCTGACCCATCAATCCGGACTGCGCGCCGTAAGTATTGCCCTGCTGACCATAGAGCGAACCTGCACCAGCGAGGTTATTGCCTTGCAGGCCATACAATCCTGCTTGCTGCCCTGTGATACCCGCTTGCTGCCCGTACAAGCCCGCCTGTTGGCCCGTGATGCCCGCTTGCTGTCCGATCAACCCCGCTTGCTGACCAGTGAGGCCGCTTTGCTGGCCGATGAGGCCCGCTTGGGCGCCGAGCATGTTCCCCTGCTGACCATACAGATTCGCCGAGTTCATCAGGTTCGAACCCTGCTGGCCGAGCAGACCTGCTTGCGTATTAATGCCCGAAATCTGGTTCTGCAAATTCTGCGCGCCTAGCTGCGAGCCGGTCATGATCGCTTGATTCTGCGCGTTGCTATACGACTGCTGCTTCGTATTGTTGAAGTTCGTCATGGCATTGTTATATGCCTGCGAACCCGGCGTAAGCCCTTGGTTTGCCAATTGCGCGCTGAGCGATTCGCCCTGCTGCGAGAATTGAGGATCGAGGTATTGCGTCTGAGCCTTGTAGGCTGCATCCTGCCCCTGCTGCTGAGCGTTCTTCGCCGCTCCTTGGTCCAACTGTGAACCGAGGCCGGAAAGTTGGCTGTTCAAGGCGCCATATGAATTGTTAAGAGCGCCAACGCCATTGGAAAGATTAGAATACTGGGAACCGAGTCCGCCGAGTGCCGCAGCTTGATTTCCGTATTGCGAAGACAGACTGCCAAGCGCTCCAGATTGATTCGAATATGCGCCATTCAGCCCATTAAGCCCTTGGCTGATGTTTCCATACTGGCTTTGCAGGCCATTAATGCCCTGGTTCAAGCCAAGCTGCTGTTGCGCAAGATTCGAGAACTGGCCACCGAGATTGCTGTATTGACCATTCAGCGAATAAAGGCCGGTGAGAGCATCTTGATTCACCTGCCCGCTATTTCCGGCCTGCCCGAGAAGACCACTCAGTGCGCTTTGAAGCTGCGGATTGGCGCTGACCTGAGTGTTATAGATCGGTGCGCCGGTCGTCGGATCAGTGCCCGTCTGAGTCGATTGCTGCGAACCAAACGCATTCGAATAGTTGTTCAGGTTCAGCGCCTTGTTATAGGCTGCCGTGTCCGTATTTGTTTGCGTGGTTGCCTGCGCTACCTTCGTCGGGTCAGGATATGACGGCGCCGATCCGCCACCGCCTTTTCCGGCTCCATACAATGTAAATGCATCGACGAGCAGGTATTTTAGAAGCTTAAAGACGTTCATTTCATTTCCTTGCGCAGCGCGTCGAAGTATTTGCCATCCAGATACCTGCACTCCCGTTTGAGCATCCCGTACAGGATCAGATCGGCGCCGTCTGCCGCGGCTTCCCGTAATACGCCTTCAGGCTTGAATCCCAATGCTTCGTCGAATCGCTGCGCGTCCTTGTTATCTGCGCGGACAAGACCACTCACACGATTTACGCCGAGTTGCAGGAATGGATAGCGAAAGCACGCGGCCATGTAGGCCGGCGTCATCCAGTGACGCGAGCCATCCGATGCGACGTGCATCATCACGTTCGGGCCGTTGTGCTGTTCATAGAGAACGCCCGCAACCAGTTCGCCGTCTCTCTCCAGCCCGATGGCGCTGTAATTGAACAGTTCCTTCTCACCGACGCGACTAGCCACGAAGCGCATGACGCGCTCCGGTTGATCCCACACAATTCGCTTCATACGGTCCAGCCAGTCTCGAACACGATGTCAGAGGCCGCCCAATGAGTCTCTGTGCCGTTTATGGCCGCTTTGAGGGTTGGCGATCCAGTCATGCCGACGCCAGTAACGCCTTGCCATGCTTTGGCAATCTGCAGTGATCCGCCCCAAATGTCGGAATCCCAAATCGCCGTATCCCATATGCCGAAGCTCGTCGGCAGGAAACTCAACGTGGAATTCGGAATGTTCTGGTCGTAATCGACGTTGATGCCGGCCGCCAGAGCGGGCGCTCCATTCGTCCAGAGGATCGGGCGCATCATTGTGAAGCGCTTCTGCAATGGCGAGCCGAATTCACTGAAGGCCTGTTGCGCAATGGCATTGATATTCTGGCTGCTGTCGCTGAACCCGTTCCACGCCAGCCCGACGTAACCATTGCTGCCGAAGTAAATCTGATCGTTAAACCGTTCCCAGTGATTCGCGTTCCAACCGGTGAAATTGCACCAAGCCCCGGTGATGGTGTTCATCACATACTGTTGCTGCTGGCCTAGCCCTACCGGGACGTTAAGGATGATCATGTTCTGCAGCGGAAACAGAACCATGCACCATCCGTAGTTGTTCGCGTAAAGGCTCGTTGCCTGCGAGATCGCGCCTTGAATCTTCCCCGTCAGATTGATGTTGGTATTAATCCGAGTGGAAGCCAACAATGCGGAGATCGGGCCTAGACCATCTTTCCCGATATAGAGAAGGTCGCCGCCGTACTTCAGGAATGATCGGAATCCCATTGGCGAGCCGAGCTGGTACACACCGACCAGTGAGAAGGTAGTAGCCTGAGACGGGTCGGTTCCTTGATAAACAGCAACCTCGCCCTCAGACGTTACAAAACACAGGTTGTCCTGCATCCCATAGCCGCCGTCGACAGTCCATACGCCCATCGAGACGAGAGAGCCGCCGCGGCGAAATATAGCTTGCAGCGGAAACAATTGCGCAGCACCGCCGACGCTGCTGACGGGCAAATAGACCGCGTTGAGCGAGTTCTTCTGGATGAACCAGACGCGCTGGGCGAACGATGTGATAAAGCTGAGTGTCGTCGGATCAACGGCGGTGATCGAGATTGGCGTAGACACAGCCGTTACGCTTTGCCAAGTCGTGCCGTTATAGACGTAATAGCCATCCTGCCCGTTCACCATGCCGAGAAATGGCCCGGCGCTCGTGGCGAAGTTCGTGTACGCCCATTTGTCGTTGCTTAATCCGGACACCACAGGTGCCCCGACAGCACCACCGCCTGTCACGTCATAGACCGCAGTACCCGACGCGGCGAACATCTTTGCCGTGCCGCCCGCGGGGTTGTACGTCATGATCGTGTTGACTTGCGTTGGCAAGCCAGTCGCCCATTTCGTGAAGCCCATACGACCTATTACGTCAGATGTCGTCGGGAACCAATTCGTCAGCGAAACCGCGTCCTGAATCGGCATCTCAGCCAGAGAATCACGCGCATTCCATCCGCCAATCGGGGCTGGCACGTTGACGGTAGTCGAACGCTGCCCTTGGGCCTGCCTGCGCGCGCGCTGGGCCGCTGCTGCAATGCCGGTGATGTTGGTCATTTATGGACCGGTAGTAGGAAAGCTGTCCGGGATATTCTCGGGGCCGAGCAAGTAGCTCGACAGCCGCGGAGCGAATGAAAGCATCGGAGCGCCCTGTTCTTCGCCCTTGACCGATGAAAGAATCGCGTCGTATTCGTCCTGCAAAATCTGCGTCTCAAAGCCCTTGATGCCGAAGTATTTGAGCTTCAGCCCTGCGACCATCAGGCGGTCGTCAAACTGGCATGTGTCGGTGTCGCTCGTGAACGAGCCTTTCGGCGTTCCGCTGACATCCGTCACCCAATACTTCGAGACATACTCGAAGCCGAGATATTCCGATGTGCTGACGCCCGGCCAAATCTGGAAGGTGTTGCCGAGGATGCGCCAACGGATACGCGGGCCGGTAGCGATGTAACCGGACTTCAGCCATTGCCATTGCTGCGGACTTTCCGGCCCGAGCATTTCCCAATGCTTCGACTTATCCCATTGCGTGCGATCAATGATTCGTTGATAGTCCACAGGGAATGCGTACTTGGTCTGCGCGAACGTCAGCGTTACGCCAGTCCCGCTCGCGGCGGCAGCCTGACTCATTGTCACCTGTGTCGGCGAATCCACCGACTGCACGTACGTGTCTTGATTGATGCCGTTTCCGGTCACCATGTACGTGCCAGCAACAATGGCCGCCGTCGATGGGATATTCGTGATAACTGCAGAACCGCTCGTCACGTTGCCAGTCTGGATCGTCCACTGGCTCGTGAAGCGATATTCGGTCGTCAGAGCCTGCCAGTTGAACGCAGGCTCACGAACCAATTCGTAGCCGACCGCGTTGAGCAACGCAAGCTGCTGCGTCGTGTCTTGGGCTGTATTGCCCGCAACTGAGAACGGCACAGCAAGCCCCAATTCTCCGGTAGCCTGCTGCACAAGCTGCAACATGGTCGACGACATGGATTACGCCTCTTTACGCGGGCGGCCGGGACCGCGCTTTTCGGGATCGAGAGATTGCATTGCCTCAAGCTGCGCTCCGAGACGGAGCACCGTCGCCTTCAGGTCTTCGATTTCCTGATTGCGGAGCATGAGGTCTTCAGCCTGCTTCTGCGCGAGCGACGAGTCTTTCGCCGCAGCGATATAGGCCGCCGCCTTCGTGCGCATCTCGTAGCAGCCCATGCCTATCCGCTGGCATTGCTGGTCCGAGCATTCGGCCAACTGCTCGACCGTGTGGAATTCGAGCGCCTTCAATTTGGCGACTGTCGCGACATCCAAGCGCGGCCAATCTTCAATCGGCGTACCGGATTCGGGGCGATAGGTCGTGCGGCGTTCGTATGCCGCCCACTGATGCGGCCATTCGTCCTTGTCCTCGTCACGCATCGGGCGTTCGATGACATTCGTCGGATCGCCAGGATTGCACTTCTTGATCATAGGCACGAGATCGAACTCGGGCTTGCCGGTTTCCTTGCTGCGGAATTCGTTGAATCGCTTGCCGGGATAGAACTCGACCCACAGGCCGGCTTTCGGGTTCTGCGTGTCACTTTCCAGTGCTTGGTACATGCTTTTCTCCGTGGATTTGTTTTGTTATGCGGCCGGCGTTTCGACCACTACTGCCTCAACTTCCGCCTTGACGGCTTCGACAGGCTTGGCTGCTTCGGCGACAGCATGTTCGAGCACGGTGTCTGCAAACGGGACCGGATTCTCCGAACCGCTCACCTTTGCCAGCGCGCGCGCCATCAGATGCACGAAATCCTTCATCTCTTGGGTAAGATTCATTTCAAGCTCCAAAAAAGGGGCGCCATATAGACGCCCCAAAGGTGCCACGGGAGAAACTGTTAGACCGATGCGATACCGAACCAGCCGTAATCACCGGTGCTCATCGCAGTTGCCGGCGACGTGTACGAACCACCCGAAGCCGTCGCGAGGAACGTCGACGGTGCTACCGTGCAGGCGGTCGTCGAAGCACTGATCGACGCATTGGCCTTCGCAAAGACGTAGCGCTTACCGTCGCTGCCGAAGACCTGCTCACCGAGGTTGACAGGGACTTGGCGAGCGCCCGACGCAATGTCGGTAGCCAGGATCGTGTTGATCAGATCGAAACCGATCTGGGGAGTTACTGAGAAAGCGGGCATTTCACTGCTCCTTGAATTTGGTAGTCTTTCCGAGTTTGATGTTGCTGATCACAGTCTGTCCGACGCCGTACATATCGGCGATCTTCTGCTGGCTCAATCCGGTATTAAGCAATGCGAGGATTTCATCGGCTTGTGCCCGAGTGAAAGGGCTTTTTGTGCCCCTGCGATTCTTCGCATCCATGTCCGAAATGTTGTCCGCTAGTGTCCCGATGGTCAGATGCGCCGGGTTGACGCATAGACGGTTGTCGCACTGATGCATTACGCACATTCCTTCCGGAATATCGCCTTTGAAGAACAAATATGAAGCTCGGTGCGCCTGAAGGGTGCGATGTCCTGCATCCATGAACTTACCGTAGCCGCCCCGAGCTAGACCAGCTTGCCACTCGTGACAGCCAGATTCGACAGGCTTTACTTTGCTTAGAAATCGTTTGACGGGATCAACAGGGGGACGACCACCAGGCATGGGGAAAACTCCTAAAGGGTTAGTTAGGATATTTTACCATTCCTATGCGATCGTACACCCCGCATAATCACGAAATAAGCACGCCGCTGAATTGCGGCCCGCGGGAGGTCAAGTTGCCGGCCCACCCGATCAATTTCGAAACAGCGTCCTGATTTACTGCCTGACGCTCGCCACCGATCGGCACGAAGTTGCGGTCACGGTGCGGTCGGAACGAGATGTACTTCGTGTTGAGGCCCCACATGTGATTCGCCGTGGCGTTGGCGCCGATACCGCCGTCGAGCACCACGTCAGCCGCCATGCCGCCGCCGTAGAACTTGACAGCGGGGAAGCCTGCGCCGGCGAGCTTGGTGTTGCCGTCGCTCATCACGCGCTGCTGCGCCTGCATCGATGCGATGTACATCGAGTAGTAGTTGTTGTCCGCAACGAACAGGTCCATACGATCACGACCGCGAACCGCCTTGAGGGCGAGCTGCGTCATGTAGTTCTGGATGTTCGCAGCCGAGACAGCAGCGCCGCCGTTGGTCGTGCCCGAGAACACCTGCGATTGCCAGAAGGCGAACGACGCGCGGTTGATACCGCCATACGTGCCCGAGGTAGGCGCATCCGGGATAGCCGCAGCCAAGCCGGTGATGTTCTTGCCGCTGTTGCCCGTGCCATCGAGGTAGATGTCGGCCGCAATGCGGTTGATCAGTTGCGATTCGGCGATGTCCATGCGCGAGTCGAGCAGATCGATGATTGCCTCTTTCGACGAGTTCTGGAGCATTTCCAGACCCGAGATCGTGACAGCCGCCGCGTATTGCTGGATCGAGAACTGCGCCGCCGAAATCGGGCTGTTCGGCGCGATGTTCAGGACTTCGTAGCCCGAGTACGAGTTGACGTTGGTCGTCGTCGAGTCGGTGTACATGATTTCTTCCAAAATCACGTTACCGCCGCCGAACGGACGGACGTTCCCACGCTCGCGGAGAACCATGAGCAGGGCGTTGTTGTTTGTTACGTTGTCAGCGAGTTCGCCGCTACGAGATTGGATGGTCGTGGCGATGATGTCGCTGATTGCTCCATTGGCGAATGCCATG